ACTATATCCTCCAATTTGTGCTACTCTTGCATTTACTTCGCTAACATAAGCTTGCGCTTCCTGTGCACTAGCCTGAGCTTCTTGCAAAAATGCATTTCCTGAAGCTATTCTTGAGTTAGACTCTTCTCTTTTTGCCTGAGCTTGAGCTAATCTCATTTGAATTTCTTGCCCATAACCTCCAGATATTCCAATTTTAGTTTGAATTTCACTTACAAAGCCCTGTGCTGCATTTAAATATCCTGAAACTACTTGACTATACCCACCAACTTGAGCAATTCTTGCGTTTACTTCGCTAATATATGTTTGAGCTTCTTGAGCACTGGCATTTGCCTCAGCTATAAAAGCATTACCTAAATTAATTCTATTTTCACTTGTCATTTTAAATATACCAACACTATTAGAATACGCTTGAACTTCACCTGCAAAAGCTTGTGATGCTTGAATAAATGCTCCTGCTGTATTTATATATGATTGAACTGCTTGAAATTTAGCTTGCGTAAACCCTCCTCTGGCATTTACTTCTTGAGCATATCCATTTGCTTGAGATATTCTTGATTGTGCTTCCTGTAGATAAGCATTTCCTTGGGATATTATTGATTGAGCTTCTTGAATATAAGCACTTCCAGCTGCTAGCCTAGATTGTGATTCCTGTCTTTTAGCTTGAGCCTGAGCCAGTCTCATTTGAACTTCTTGTGAATAGCCTCCAGATATTGAAATTTTAGCTTGAAGCTCAGACATATACCCTTGCGCTGTTTGAATATACCCATTAGCAGTTGATATATATGCTTGTACAGCTTGACCTTTAGCTCCTGTAAAAGCTGCTCTTGACTGAACTTCTGTTGCAAATCCATTAATTTCTGCTTGCAATGCTTGGACCGTTGCATTCCATTCTGAAATATGTGCTTGAGCTCTTTGTATTTCTGTTTGAGCAGTTTGCAATGTTGCTTGAACCATTTCAGTATCTTCGTCTGCTAACCAATATCCAACACTATATGGGGTTGCATCACCAGACC